GTCCGTAGTGCATTTCATCCCTCATATTTATACAGGCGGGACTCGTCAGTTGGCTCCTGTGCCAAAACAGAACGTCCTGTATGGTGACATTCTGCTTTGGATGAAACATAAACGAAATCAATCTAATGTATCCAGGTGGGGAACCTCCCCTCCTGGCGGTCTAGGCCACATAGGCGCTGGCAATGAACAAAAGTTGGCTTCGTCTTCATCGCTATATTGTAACTGTGAAGCAAAATATTGTAAACGTGCAAAGTGCTCACCTGTAAACTCGCCATCATGGCGCTGGAAGATAGAAGTGTTGATCATTTGTATCTGGTCCTTCATGGGTGGGCCAATCGTGCTGGCCATCTTCTCGCAGGCATTGTCGTAAATCTTGCGAAGGGTGTGTTTACCCTCACAAGCCCCTGCCTTCCAAAGATCGTCCCATTCTTTCACAACTATCTCCTCGTCTAACAGATGTTCACCTACCTGATCCAAAATACGTTGTCCGCTGTTTACAAATGATTCGCACATCGGTTGAATGGTGGAAGAAAACATGGTGCCAATCGACAGAAACCTGGCCAACTGCGCTTGCGGGCTGTTGTCATTGCCCGTCTTAGCGCCCAATTTCCCGATGGAACGCATGATGCCTGGGCACCAAGAACTGGTGCTGAAAGGTTTGCCATTCTGAAACCTCATGTGGATTCCAATGTATTCTAAGCGGCCGTCGATGACGAATTTGAGCTTTGCGGCGTAGCCCAAACTTTTCTGGTTGGCTTCAATGATCTTCTGGTTGCGTGGATCAGAGAAAATCCTCCCTATAAGACCGCCACCATCGTCACCTTCAACGCTGGGATCAAACTTAGTTTTCACAGAATCAAGTTTGTCATCATCCTTGTTGACATAAAGGTTCACAGTCCTAAATTCCCAATCAAACAAGCATTTGCCGCGATCGTCATTCTGCAAGATATACATCTTGCCGGCCTTGTCGGCGACAAATACATGTTCTGGGTTCTCGAAACAGGTGGCCAAGAGACCAGACAACTCGTTGATAAAATTCACACCAGAAGTCATCGACCATCCGGAGTCAAGATACAAATCATCAAATCTAACAAGTAGACTCTGTGTTTGATTCTTGACTCCCGTCTTAACCTTAATGTTGAAACATAACCCATGGGTGTGATCTATAATCAACTTGGTCTCGTACTTTGTGGCATGAGTTGACAAACACTCTTTGCAAACGACGTTGCAAATCTTCTTCAAGATGGTGTACACGGGGCTCATCAAACCTGGGCTCCGTGTATTCCCTCGTGTGTGTCTCTCCATGCCTGTTTGGT